TCAGGTGTCGAGCAAGCCAGTCGAGGGTAATTTGGAATTTGCTGGTAAGTCGTTTTCTGAACAGGCCGCCTGCCAGACGCGGAAGTATACCCCTGACATTGGCTGAATGAATAACTCGCACCTGCGTGCCCTCCCGCAACAGAACATACCGTTCTTCGATGACAGCAAAACCGCGGACACCGAATTCCATGCACAATTCCCGGGTGGGTTGGAGCGCAGATTACTCTCGGTCCGGTAAAGACGGCCCATCAATGCTCCGATCGCGCAGAGACTGGCGCCAAGCGACAATAGCGGCTGCGGCCGGCGGGCTGTTGAGATCATGTATTGGGTCAGATCCCCGACAAGCCCGCCCGGTATCGTGAGGTTGAAGGAGGGCTTGGTTTCACCTGGACCAGCCGAAGCAATCTCACCCTCAAGGCCCGCCAGGAGGCCTGCAGCCGGGTGGCTGGCACCTGTCGGCAGGCTACCATCGAGTATCAGGCCCGGATCCGGCTTCCAGCCACGTTCCATGGCGAGGTGGTAGACTGTGCCGGCACCGATCCGATCCGGGCGAAAACTGGCCCATGCCTTTTCAGTAGCGGGGACCTCGTTCTTTGCTGCCTGATCAGACCAATCAGTGAAGACATCCTTGCCGGCCTCACCAAGGCTGCCCTTGATGGCCATGCCAATCCGCACCCAGCTATCATAGTTGAGGTCGTTGTTGGGGATGTGGTTCAGTGCGGAACAGATGGCCTCAAGGGTGCCGGTCTGGGCGTGGCCTGGCGCTGCCGAACTGGCGCATGAAGGCGCTGCCAGACTTGCTGGCCGAAGCTCAGGCGGGATCAGCGCCAAAGCCTCCTCCATGAACGCCGCGGCCATATCTGCGTCGATGACTGGCAGGCTCCCCAGGTCGAGCTCAGACAACCCGTCCTCAGGCCATGTATAGGGCTGTCCTGTATCCGGGTGAACGGCGTAAGCCACGAACTGCTGGCCAAGACACAGCACCTCGATCGGCGCGCGCCTGATCCCCCGAAACGGCACGGCGGTCCTGTAAACCAGCACCCGCTTGGGCGCGCGGCCGATCCGCAACGCAGGTGTGTCGCCCAGCCGGTCCCGGGCCAGTTGCTCAATTTTAAGCGCAAGGTCGGGATCGGTAAGGATATCAATGTCGATCGCCGCAACAGCACCCGCGACAATGCCGATGCCGCAATCGGGCCAGCCTGACCAGGTTGCAACTTCGACGTCGGTGGTTGGCCGCGCAGCATGGCGGTTCCATTCGGGATAGTCAGCCCAAGCACCCCGTTGGAATCGGCCCGGCTTTTTAGTGCCGGGCGCGATGGGAAGGATAGTGTAACCGTTGGCGATAAGGCGCGAGCCGAGCTGCGCCATGAAGGAGGCTGTCATCAGAATGGGCACTCCGCCAGGTCAGCGGCAAGTCCGCGTAGATGGTCGCAATAACCCGTGACCAGATGCTCGACGAAGCCTGCCCACTCGGCATCGCTGAGGGTCGCAAGGTCGGTCTTGCCGATCTTCTCAAGGAAGCGGCCGCCCGCCTGGCCGCCTTTGACCATTGCGGCCTGTTCATTGCGGCTGGTGTTGATCATGCCCTGCCTCCGGTGACAGAGGTCCTGGCAGACGCGGCTGCAAAGATACTTCCGGCTTTCGTCCCGGCGGGGATCGGAGACCCGGTAGTGCGGGATGAACCAGCCGAAGCCGCGGGGTTCACGGTGGCAGACCGAGCAGAGCCCGGGGTTGGCGTATTGCATGTGTCGAACCTGGCATTGGTGACTTCGGTGTAGTTGCCCGACGGGCGCACGGCGATGTGGCTGGGGCGCCGCAGACGGCTGGTCAGCTGAAGCGCGGCGTTAACCGAGGTGGGAATGTGAATTCCCGGCGCACGTTCACGCCACCAGCTTTCAGCTTTGCTTCGGGCAAAGCCAGTGTGCTCAAGGCAGATCCACTCGGAGTGCCAGGCCAGGCCGCACTGGTATGTGACTTTCAGGGAGGGACGTCCGCCAGGCTTATCATGGCGCTGGTAGGTCACATTGTGGACCTGCAACCATTCGGGACGCCGGGGTTTAGCCGGCGATAGCACGGCCAGCGTTGACGCCGTTGGCGCAACCTTGACCTTCCGGGCGGGGAAGATGAAGCCGCAGTCGGGACACTCCAGAGCTGCAGCGGCCACGATGCTGTCGCAATCAGGACAAACCTTGACCGGCGCATCGCCATCGCCCGAACCTGGCCGTTTGGGTTTGACCAGATCAATGGGGCCATGGCGCTTTACGTTGCCCGCAAAATCAAGGACCAGGCAGTTGTTTTTGTCCTTTGCGAGCCTGGTGCCGCGTCCAGCCATCTGAACATAGAGCCCGGCGGACTTTGTCGGGCGCAGCATGGCGATAAGATCGACGGCCGGCGCGTTGAACCCAGTGGTCAGCACCCCCATCGAGGCGAGCGCACGGATCTTGCCGGCCTTGAACTCAGCGATGATGCGGTCGCGCTCATCCTTGGGCGTCTCGCCGAAGATCGTGGCGCAACTGATCCCGCGGCGGCGGAACTCTTCGGCAACGTGGGTCGCGTGGCTGACACCCGAGCAGAAAGCGAGCCACGACTTCCGGCCTTTGCCATAGGCGATTATCTCATCGACAGCTGCGCGGGTGATTGCATCCTTGTCGACCGCCTTCTCAAGGTCGCGGGCAATGAATTCGCCGCCGCGTGTGCCGACGCCGCTTACATCCAGCGCGGTGCCTGGCTGTTTCGACACCAGCGGGCTGAGATAGCCATCCTCAATGAGATCCCGGACCGAGACCTCGTAAGCAATGTCGCTGAACAGCGCATTGTCGCCTTCGTGGAGCATCCCGGAATCCATGCGAAATGGCGTGGCCGTCAGCCCGATCACCTTCAGCTTGGGGTTGATGCGCTGCATCCGGTCCAGGAAGCGGCGATACATCGTGCTCTGCTTGCCCGGGATGAGATGGGCTTCGTCGATCAGGACGAGATCGCAGTGGCCAATTTCAGCAGGCCGGCGGTGGACCGACTGAATGCCGGCGAACAGAATACGCGCATCTGCATCGCGGCGGCCAAGACCTGCCGAGTAAATCCCGGCAGGAGCTTCGGGCCATAGCCCCAGCATCTCCGCATGGTTCTGGGCGATAAGTTCGCGGACATGGGTCACAACCAGAATGCGCTGATCGGGCCAAGCCTTGAGGACCCCGTCGATGAATGAAGCCATGACCAGGCTTTTGCCGCCAGCCGTGGGAATGACCACCAGGGGGTTACCTTTGTTGAGTTCGAAGTAGCTGTAAATCGATGCAATTGCAGACTGCTGGTAAGGGCGCAGCTTAAGCATGGGCGGCCTCCTTTTGGCGGGCGTCGTTGAGCCAGTCGGAGCCGTCGGCCATGCGATAGGCGACGAAGTCCTCTCCGGCGTCGGTGACGGTTCCGGGCACGAGATCAGGGATGAAGAGATGGCGGGCACAGGCGCGGCGCTGCTCTTGAGCGTCGACCAATCGGTCATGGCGAGCGCAGTGCCAACCGCCATCAACGGCTGTTGAATGCAGGCATGTCCGGCAATTGACGGCAGCGGCCTCACCTGTGTGGCAGGCAGCATGGTGCGAGCACATGCGGCACTCGAACCATGTCGGATTGTCACTGATCCGGGCCGGCGGATGCTGGGCCTCGATTATGCGCTTGGCTTTGTCCAGCAGCCGCGTCGCTCCGTCCGGATCGACCTCGATCCTTTCGATGTGCAGCGCATCGGTATCTTTGCAGACCGCGACGTACATGGCCCGGGTCAAACCGGTGAGGTGCATGTAGATCTGCATCTGCGCGGCGTGCTGCGGCTTGGAGGCGACGACGCCTTTGGCAACAAGGTCGGCAAAGCTCTTCAGCGAATGGGTCTTGAATTCAACAACGTGCCAGGTCCTGGGGGCTTCGAGCAGACCCAAAGCCAAGCCGTCGAGCGAGCCTCCGAAATGGCCGCCGTGAGCCTCGACACGAAACTGTCGGCCAGTGTCAGGATCGACCTCAAGGACGGTGGCGCCAGTGGCACGCAAGTTCGCGACGAGCCGGTCTTCCTCGCGCTGCCCTGTCTCAAACAGGCGAAGGATCCGGCCGGGAAAGCGAGAGGCTGTGACCCAGCGAAAATCGAACCAAAGGGCCCTGGCGCAAGGCTTGCCGATCAGCGAAGCCCCGAGATGCTCACGAAAACCGTCGCCCTGGCGCGCTTCATAGGCCGTGTAGATCGCCGTCAGGGTCAGCGTCGGCGGTGGGGGGAGCTCTGCCATCACAGATCCTCCCCTTCGCTGCGGGCACGGGCATCGGCGACCAGTTCAGCCCAGACTTCAGGAGCATGGCGAGCGCGCAAGATATCGATCAGCGCGTCCTTCAACCGGTTGCGGCGATGCCAGCCTCCGCCGTCCGCAAGCAATTCTGCACGTTCGCGGTAGAGGTGGCGCTCCGCGGTCCGGGCCCGGTGAAACCAGGTCGGATCGATCGGCTTGCCCTTTGCCTGGCGAGCAAGATCAGCCGTAGCGATCTGAGTGCGGATCTTGGCAATTGCGTCGTCGAGGGCAATCAGACGGCGCTGTTTGTCAGGCAAAGGGGTATCGTGCACGGCCACGGGGGCCGCGTTGAGCGGTTCAGTCATAGTCAGTCTTTCAGAGCCGGGGCCGCCGCGATTTCCCGCGGCAGCCTGTGGGATCAGCTGTTACGGTTCCAGGGAGCGGCAGCCGGGCTTGCCGGAGCCTGCGCGGCAGGCGGCGATGGCTGGCGCGAAGGTGGCGCCGCAGTCTTGTCCGGCACGAGGTAACGGATCGTGTTCTTCTCCGAATACCCGTCCTTGGGCGGCTTGACGGCAACCTGGATCATGAGGGGCACCAAGTGCAGGTCAGTGCTGTCGTTGACCTGCAGCTTGCCGGTGGCGTGACAAATGGCGGACAGCGTGCGCTGAGCGATCTCGACCGTCTGCGGGTTCGAGTTCACGAGGTTCAGCTGGTCGAAGAGCTTGCGCCCCTGATACTGACCCTCGACGATTTCGAGCATCAGCCAGAGGAACTGGCCCATGCCGTTGCGGGTGACGCGCATTTCGCTTTCAACGATATGTGCGCGGTATTTGCCGGCCGGGAGAACATCGTAGCCGGTGGTGGGTTCGATGCCTGTCGCATCGAATGCGGTGTCAAAACGTGCCATGAAAATATCTCCGTCGGATCAGGACTGTTCGGGCTGAGGCATGGCCGAGACGAAGGCCTTCCAGTCGAGCGGAAGGGTGTCGGGCAGACCGTAGCGGTTCTTTGCGAGGAAGGCCGGACGCTCGGCGGTGTGCAGGACGCGCTCACCGGAGCCGAGTGCTCGGGCTACCTTTTTATTAAAGCCAACATCGGCCTTCGCGATGGACAGGCGGTAATTGGCAAAAAGCACGACATCGCAGTGCTCTTGCAGCAGGGCAGCGGCCCGGGCCTGTAGCTTGATGACATACCGGTCGTAGGGCTCGTGCTCGGGGCTATCAAAGCGCTTGATGTCGGTATGCGCTATCTGGACAATGGCCATGCCGCGGTGATCGCGAAGGGCGTTGAGCTTATCGAGGTACTCGCGCCAGACGGTGAGCGCCTCAGCATAGCCCTTGCCGAAGCCCGGGGCTTCGATCGATGCCCAGCCGTTGCGGCGACAGGTTTCTGACCAGACAAGCGGCTCCAGCCAGTCCACGCTATCGATGACCACAGTACGGTACTGGTGATCTTCGTTCAGCAATGCATCTAGCGCGCCAGATACGTCGGTATAACTGGTGGCCAGCGGGAAGTGCGGCGCCTTGAGCATGCCAAGGCCATCCTCGGTCATGATTACGACCGGGGCATCAGCGCCCGCTGCGAAGGTAGTTTTGCCGACGCCGTGGACTCCATGCATCAGTATGCGTGGCGGCCGCAGCGTGTTGGATGTCTGCAACGATGCAAGTGAGATAGCCAT